AGGAATTGGCACTGGAAAAGACAAAACAAACCCAACATCGTGTGGTTGATAGACTCTATACTAGGTGATGATCACTGCCTTCAAAGTTGGGTATATTGGAAAGTGAGAAAGAAATGGTAGATATTACAGCAACATACATTGACCACATGGGTACTGACCTGTCAGTGGTAAACGCAGCCCGTGTTAGCTTTGGTAAGAAGTCTACGTATGCTAAAGATTGTTTTAACTGTGGTGAAAAAGATGTCAAAAAATACACCACCTTAAACTTGTGGGAATGTAGCTCATGTCACATTGACATAGATCAGAAAAACATGAAGCTATCTGATCGTGACACCAAGCTAATCAAGTACCTAGCCAAGCACAAACACATCAGCCCATTTGGACATGCCTTTGCATCGTTCCATGTGAAAGCACCCGTGTTCGTGGCACGTCAGTTAGTGAAGCATAAGTTCCTCAGATGGAACGAGATCAGTCGTCGTTACGTAGATGATGAACCAGAGTTGTATGAACCGTACTGGCGTTCTCGTTCAGAGGACAAAAAGCAAGGGTCAGGGGGGCCGATGGAAATTAGCCTAGATGCTGAGATGATGTTTCAAGCTACCTGTCGTAACGCATTTACTACCTATAGTATAATGGTTGAACAAGGGGTCGCACCAGAGCAAGCACGGTCAATTTTGCCACAGAACATGATGACTGAGTGGTACTGGTCAGGTTCACTAGATGCGTTTGCTTCTATGTGTCACCTACGTTGTAAGCCTGACACACAGTACGAGTCACGCATTGTAGCAGATCAGATCAGCGCAGAGATGGCTAAGTTGTTCCCAGTAAGTTGGGAAGCATTAATGGAGAATGAATGATGACTCAGTACAGAGTAAGAGCCTACACCCCACTATTGCCAAGTTTTCAAAACAACTACTTCAAGGTTCAACAGTTGAGTTGGCGGGGTTGGCGGACAGTCGCAAGCGAATTGTATACCGCAGAGGCAGCGTCAGCGATTATTCGTGACTTGCTAGAGGCAGAGCGAGAGTTTGAGGAGAAGACTAATGAGTGACTACGCAGATAGACTACGCAAATACAATCTTGCAGGTCAGGTGCAGTACGAGTGGTGGGAAGAATTGGCAGACTATATCGAAAAGTTAGAGCAAGACCTAGAGATGGCTAAGTCGGCATTGAAACGCATTGGCGATGGTGAGTTCTCAGGAAAGATGCTGCCTTCTATGCCACCTAAAGATGCTGCAGAATTTCTTGCATATCAAACTTACTTAGCCATAAAGGAGAAGAATGATGAATGATGACGTAGGTATGATCGGTGTCGAAACCGTAGAAGAACACGAAGATGGTAGTGCCACCTATCAGTTTCACATGGATGCACATGCCCGTGGGTTACTGGCAGAGGAAGGGCTAAAGCTAGTCCTATATTGTGCAGCCGCCAAGTTAGATATGGGCTTGGTGTATGACTTTATCACAGACCACATGGAGTATTACAAAGATGAAGTACGCAGTGATGATTGACATAGAGTTAGGTCACTCTGATTACGTCAGGGAGAACTCTAAAATATTTACTAACCTTACACCTGTTCAACTCTACGACACTAAAGAGGAAGCACAGGCAGAGGCTGACACATGGAACACAGGACGAGTAGTGGAGTGGCACGATGGCTAAGATACCAGAAGGGCGTAAGCCCATACCAAATGAATGGTTCGTAGATAGGGCAAACAGGGTTATCCGTGAGATGACACCAGAGGAACGACAACGTGCTAAGGAAAGAGAAGAGGCAAACAAAAAGGAAAAGTGTAGTATTTGTGGTTGCCCCTCCGATGGAAATTTGTGCGAATTTTGTCTAAAGGAAGAATGATGTACAGTGTAGAATTTGAAGACAGGTTCACAAGTATTATATCTATGGATGAACAAGGGGAGTTTGATGATCTGGAATTAACTATAGATGAAGAAGGTGTGTGCTACATAAGGCAATTTGATGAGATGGAAAATAGGTACGACCTAATATCATTCTCGTTCCAACAGTTGGTAGACCTATGGGCGGCAATGGAATCAGAAGAGGGTATGTTTCAGGCTATTGTTAGGATAAGAGATGGACGCTAAAGAAATATTTAGTATGTGCAAACGGTTGGCACGACGTTACAAGAATCCTACTCATTACGAAGACTTAGTTTCAGAGGGCATAGTAATGTGCTATGAGGTGTTAGCTAAAGAGCCAGATGCACCAGTATTTAAGCTCTACAGGAAGGCTAATAGTGCTATGCATGATTACCTAAACCTTAGCGTCTTACCAGTCACTGTACCTAAGTCTGATGTCTCTCGTAGGCTTGCTAGGAATAAAGATGTAGACCTGAGTGATGTTGACACTAATTGGACAGATGATGGTATTGAACTTCTTCGTATGACACTTAAGTCTGAGGTAGTTGATGCAGAGAAGTCTAACATAGTACAACCGTCCTCTGAGGAAATCTACGAGAATATAAACTTTGTTAAGGTACTCTATCGCACCCTCTCGAGGGAATTAAGTGGGGATGAACAACTTATGTTCTACATGCGGTTCGATGAAGATATGACCCTAGCAGAGTGTGGCCAATTCTTTGGCATAAGCAAGGAAGCTGCGTACTATAGGGAATCTAAGATAGTTAAGAAAGTTAGAGATATTGTTGTAAAGTTGCAACAGGTTGAAAATCTTTGACAGACTGGCTTAATTTTTGTTTAACTGGGTGCATATATACTTATGTTCCCCTTTTGCGAAAGCCCTCCGTATAGGAATATGATTAATAAAGGAGTCTATATGACATACGAAAATATAACTGGTCAACCATGCCCTTTTGTGGATTGTGGTTCATCCGATGCCTTTAGTTATAATACTCGTGGTTTTGGTAAGTGTTTTTCTTGTAAACGTGCCTATCCCTCCAAAGATAAAACCCATGAGTGGGCAGAAGAGACCTACCCAAAACCGAACTCTTCACCAAAACTTGTTGTGGATAATCAGCCAGAGTTAAGGGGAGAGGGTAAGTACAAAGAGTGGCGTGGTTTATCCATCAAGACTATGGAAAAGTATGACGTTCTAACCTTTGGTGACAAAGATTCACAGGTCTATAAATACCCATCTGGTGGTACAAAAACCCGCAACCTTAAGGAGAAAGCCTTTTATACTAGCAAAGGGTTTAAGACTGATGAACTCTTCGGTATGGACAAGTTTGTTGCAGGTTGTTCTAAGGTTCTTACAATCACTGAGGGTGAACTAGATGCCATGTCTGTCTATCAGATGTTAACGGATGGTAGTGGTTCTGGTCTCCACCCCGTGGTTTCTTTACCTTCTGCTACCCCATCAAAGCAAATCTGGGAAAACTGCAAAAACTACTTAGATAGCTTCCAGAAGATTGTTCTGTCTGTGGATAACGACGAAGCAGGTAATTCTATAGCTGACCGTATCTCTAAGTTGTTTCCTAATAAGGTGTATCGTGTAGCTCATGGTAAATACAAAGATGCTAACGATTTTCTAACCAACAGGTCTATGGTAGAGTTCAAACAGGCTTGGTATAATGCTAAGAAGTATACCCCAGACAATGTTCTTAACACCACAGATCAGTTCCTCAAGTTGTACGATGAAACACCAGAGTTGCAGTATGTACCCACAGGAATTAATGAGCTAGATGCTAAGATCTTAGGTCTAATGCAAGGTCACTTCACAGTCATTAAGGCACCTACTGGGATTGGTAAAACTGAGATCATGCGTTACTTAGAGTACAATATGATTCAGCGTGGTGTGAGGATCGCTACGTGGCACCTAGAGGAAACTAAACTACGGTCAGTGCTTGGCCTAGTCTCTTACGAACTTAATGATAATATGACACGTCGTGACTTAATTGAACAGAAGGATGCAGATGGCCTTGTTAGGGGTGCCATCAGGTCTTTAACTGAGACTGAAAATTATTACCAGTTCTTCTTAGAAGACGGCCAAGGTGCAGACGATTTGTGTGACCAGATCCGTTTCTTTAGTCAAGCCTGTGATTGTAAGTTTGTATTCTTTGAACCAATACAGGACGTGGTTACTGGTTCTAGTGAAGAAAGCAAGGAGCAGCAGCTTGCCGACTTATCTGTACGCTTATCTAAGATGGCAGCAGATCTTAACGTAGGTATTGTTACTATCGCACACACTAACGACAACGGTGATCCTAAGTACTGTAAGATGATTGGACAACGTGCATCTGTTATTATTGACCTTAACCGTGATAAAGATGCTGAGACAGTAGAAGAAAAGAACACAACCTATATCAAAGTTGAGAAGAACCGACCCTGTTCCCAAGAAGGGCCAGCAGGTAAGATGAAATTTAACTACGATACGTTTACTTTACGAGAGGTACTATAATTGACAGTATTCGATATTGAGACTGACGGACTAAACAGCACTAAGATACACGTTCTATCTTGGTCTAATGACTTTGGTAAGACTGTAAAGCATACACATGATTACGATGAAATGCGATACGTCTTACTTAACAGTGAAACTCTTGTAGGTCATAACATCATCAGGTTTGATATCCCTCAAGCAGAGAAGGTTCTGGGGATTAAGATCAACGCTCGGCTTATAGATACACTAGCCATGTCTTGGTACTTAAACCACGACAGACTAAAGCACAACCTTGATGGATATGGTCAGGATTACAACGTACCTAAACCTAAGATCACCGATTGGGAGAACCTCTCTCCAGAGGAATATGCTCACCGTTGTGACGAGGACGTTAAGATCAATAGCCGCTTATGGCGTGACCTACTGATTAAGATCAATGAGATCTACGACGACAAAGACGTTATGGAGAAGTTTATAGACTACCTTATGTTCAAGATGCAGTGTGCTGCTGAACAAGAGGCCCTGCAGTGGAAATTAGATGTAGACAAAGCACTTAAACATCTGGCTGACTGGGAATGGCTTAAAGAGCAGAAGACAGAACAGCTTGCCGATGCTATGCCAAAGGTTGTCAAGATGAAAGAAGTCAAGCGTCCTGATAAGATGTACAAAGCAAACGGTGAGACTACTGTGGCCTGTGACAAATGGTATGACTTGTGTCTGGAATACAATAAGCACCCAGATTGTAGCTCAATCGAGGTAGTCCACAGCGAGTGTCGTGGTAATCCTAACTCAAGTGACCAAGTAAAGGCTTGGTTGTATAGCTTAGGTTGGGAACCACGGACATTCAAGTTCACACGGAATAAGATCACGGGGGAAGAGAAAAGTGTACCACAAATACGACGGGATTCAGAACTCTGTCCATCTGTTAAAGAGTTGGTTAACAAGGAACCAAGTATTAGTCTTCTTGATGGGTTGTCTGTTCTTACACATCGTATTGGTGTCCTCAGATCAATGGTTGAAGCAGAAGACAATGGATACGTGCAAGCAACTATTGCAGGGTTCACTAACACCCTCCGCTTTCGTCACGCAAAACCATTGGTTAACTTGCCATCAGTTGATAAACCCTACGGAAAAGAGATCCGAGGATGTTTAGTTGCACCAGAGGGTTACACATTGTGTGGTGCTGATATGACATCTTTAGAGGATACGACAAAACGTCACTACATGAAACCATTAGATCCTAACTATGTTGCAGAGATGTCTAAGGAAGGCTTTGACCCACACCTTGACCTTGCTAAACACGCAGGTGTCATCACACAAGAGGATATCGACAAGCATAACTCAGGTGAACGTAGCCTCAAAGCACTGCGCAAGAACTACAAGGTAGTTAACTACAGTGCCACATATGGTGTAGGGGCCGCTAAACTGGCCCGTGAGACGGGTATGGATAAGAAAGAGGCCCAAGCCCTGCTAGATGCCTTTTGGTCACGTAACTGGTCAGTAGAGAAGGTAGCAGAAGAGTTACGAGTGAAGGAACGTCGTGGTTACATGTGGTTGCAGAACCCTGTATCTAAGTTTTGGTATAGCCTACGGTCAGACAAAGATCGTTTCTCCACACTGAACCAAGGTACTGGTGTTTTCTGTTTCGACAGTTGGGTCAAAGAGTGTCGGCTTCGTGGTCTTAAGACTATCGGACAGTTTCACGACGAGGTGGTTGTACTTGTAAAGGAGGGTTTTGAGGATTGGACTAAGACACAGATGGAAATATCCATAAGCAAGACTAACGAAAGCATTAAGCTAAACGTAGATCTTGGCATAGATGTGCAATTCGGCAACACTTATGCAGAAATACACTAAAGACGAAATTAATTATCCAGAAGTAGTTAACTTTTACGCTTTTGGGTGCATACTTAATAATACGACCTTAACGAAAAGGATACCCGATATGGCAGTATATGATATGGAAATGGTACTAGAATGGGCAAAAGTTTTCCCAGAGAATGCAGACATGGGGGACCCTAACGGTAACCGTGTAGCTAAGTCCATTGCCGATAAGGGTGGGCAGTTTATCGTACAAGCCTACTTTACAGACGAAGCTCAAATTGAAAAGCTACTGGAGGAAGGACTTAATCCATCACCAATGAATTCTGATCGGATCATTGAAGGCAACAGCAGCTACGGTGTTGGTAAATATATGAAGATAAAACGTCTGGTGAAAGATGAGAAGACATTCACAGATCGTAATGGTAAACAGTTTACAAAAGACTATGGCGGTACACCTAATGTAGTAGACCTACGTGATGGTATTGAAAATAAACGTCTTTGGTCTTTTGCTGATGATGGCCCTCTGATTAATGGCACTAAGGCCCGTGTACAGTTTGAAACTTACTCTAATGGTTCAGGTGTTCGTCTCTTAAACATTGGTGTGTTAGATCTAGCAGAGTCTTCTGACTATGATAATACTAACAGCTCAGAGTGGTTGGTGGAGGGTTAAATGCCAAAGTATACCTTAATCTCAGAGTCCACGATGGAAATTGATGGGTACGAAGATAAACGAATTCTTGAGGTCACCACTAACGGTGGCCTTGAGGAAATGGCTACAGTGTTCGCTAACTTCCTTCATGTAGATGGTTTTACTTATACTGACTCTGTTGACATTAGAAAGGAAGATGGTTCAGTGATTAGAGGTGATCTCTTTTGACCAAAGTCTTAATTGATGGGGACATCGTAGCCTATCGTTCAGCTTTTGCTACAGAGAAGGACTTTGAAGATAAAGCTGCTGAATACATAGATGAGTTTATGGGTGGTATCTTAGCTGACACTTGCTTGTTTATTGATGAAAGTAGTTACGAGGTTTTCCTTACTGCAAAACGAAATGGCGATTCCCCAAACTTTAGGGACCAAATCTACAGTGCTTATAAAGCCAATAGAAAGGACAAACCTAGACCAAGACACCTTAGTTTTTGTAGAGACTACTTGATTATCAACTACAATGCTAAGGAAAGTTTCGGTGCAGAGGCTGATGACTATATAGCCACAAGAGCCACAGAACTTGGTGAAAACGCTATCATTGCCTCTGTCGATAAAGACTTCCTGCAAATACCTTGTACGTTCTATAATGTGAACAAAAGAGAATTTACAAAGATAACACCAGAGCAAGGGTTGTGGTTTTTCTATAATCAACTTCTGGTGGGGGATTCTGTGGATAATATAAAAGGTGCCAAAGGTATTGGACCTGTGAAAGCAGCTAAGATCCTTAAAGGTGCTGAGTCAGAGTTAGACCTCTGGAAAAGATGCCTAGAAGCCTACGAGGGGGATAGGGATGCAGCGGTCTTAAATGCTAGATTGGTTTGGTTACAACGAGAGAAAGGCCAGATATGGAAGCCACCCGACAGGCGATAAAATACGGCTACAGATCAGGCTTAGAAGAAAGTGTGGCCAAAGATCTAGAAACTAGGGGGATAAAATATGAGTACGAAACTAAGGGGATCTCTTACGAGGTAGCTGAAACTCGTACTTATACCCCCGACTTTATTCTCCCTAATGGGATAATAGTAGAAACAAAGGGACGCTTTGTAACAGCCGATAGAAAAAAACACTTACTGATACAGAAACAATATCCCCAGTATGATATTAGATTTGTATTTCAGAATCCCCGTGCAAAACTCTATAAAGGCTCTAAGACAACTTATGCTCAGTGGTGTGACAAACACGGGTTTATCTGGGCAGAGAAAAGGATACCCGACGAATGGCTAAAACTGCAGTAGTATTTAGTTGCGCACACGCAGACCCCTCAGTAACAAACGAACGGTTTGACTGGTTAGGACAACTTATTTATGACATCAATCCAAACTACATCATTGACTTAGGTGATGGTGCAGATATGAGATCCTTAAATACCTTTGATGGTCGTTACCCAGAGGCTATCGTAAGCCAGAACTACGAAGCTGATATTGATAACTACAACGAGGCAATGGACAGGCTTCGACGACCTTCTAATGCACGAAAGTACAAACGTCCTTATTGGATTGGTTTTGAAGGTAACCACGAGAACCGTATTAAGAAGGCTATTAAACACGACCCCCGACTAGCAGGTGATAAATACGGCATCTCTTTTGGACACCTACAGACGGAACACTGGTTCGACGAATACCACGAGTACAAAAATAATGCCCCCTCGGTCGCTGATTATGATGGTGTATCATATGCCCATTTCTTTAGTTCTGGTAACTTTGGGACAGCTATGTCTGGCATTCACCATGCCTACACTTTACTACAAAATCGCAACCATAGTTCTACTTGTGGTCACAGTCATAAACGGGGTATCTATTTCAAAGATGGTGCGCATCCTAGTGGTTTGGTGGGACTTGTGGCAGGGTGCTTTAAAGGTTCGGATGAAGACTGGGCAGGACAAGCTAACAACGACTGGTGGAAAGGCGTAGTAATTAAGCGTGAGATTGACAATGGGATGTATGAGCCAGAGTTTGTATCCCTTAACAGACTGCGTGAACTCTATGGATCATAGCCTACAGTTATATCTACGCACCTTAGATACAGTAACAGCAGCAGAGGATATGGAAGAACTTAGGTCTTTCTGCATACAGTTCCTACTAATGATGGCATCTGCTGACTTAAACCAATACGATTTTGACTGGCTACTTAGTTATACTTTCGGGCCTAACCAAGATCAATCTATACATTAGGAGACTTTATGATTAACGAGACAGACTTAGAAGCATGGGAATACTACAACGAGGTCTACAAGAATAAGGCCATGAGCCTTAACGAATACCAGAAGATGGCAGCTAAGACAGCAATCTACAAGTCTACACATGCTGTCCTGTACCCTGCCCTTGGGTTAGCAGGTGAGGCAGGGGAAGTAGCAAACAAGATTAAGAAGATGCTACGTGATGATGACTTTGATCGTGCCGCTATTGCTGCAGAGATCGGTGATGTCTTGTGGTATATTGCTGCACTGTCTCGTGACCTTAATATTGACTTGCATGATATTGCAATGCAGAACCTAGAGAAATTATACGGACGTAAATCACGAGGTACACTCGGTGGAAATGGAGACAAACGATGATTATTAAAGGACCACAGTGGGTTTGGCGATTCCTAAAGTACATTAATACTTGGCGGTCTCACCGTAAGGTTATCAAAGAGCTTAACATGCTTAGTGACCTAGAACTTCGTGACATTGGTATTAACCGTTGTGACATTGACCGACTGGTTTGGATGAAAGATGACTTGGAAAAACGAGGATCAAATGGCAAATAATTACCTACCAACAGACTACCAATCATTCATTCACACCTCACGTTATGCACGTTGGTTAGATAAAGAAGGTCGTCGTGAGAGTTGGTCAGAGACAGTCCAACGGTACATGGATAATGTAGTACGACCAAAGCTAGGTTCTGACACTTACGTTAAAGGTATTGAAGATGCCATCTTGAACTTAGAAGTTATGCCATCTATGCGAGCCGTTATGACTGCAGGTCCAGCCTTGGAACGTGACAATACGGCAGGTTATAACTGTTCTTATCTTCCAGTGGATGATCCTAAGTCATTTGACGAGGCTATGTTCATCCTGTTGTGTGGTACTGGTGTTGGGTTCTCTGTTGAACGTCAGTTTGTATCTAAACTGCCAGAGATTCCTACACTGTTCAAGAGTGATACAACAGTTGTGGTTAAGGATAGCAAAGAAGGTTGGGCTAAGGCACTGCGACAAGTAATTGCTTTGTTGTATAGTGGTGAGATCCCTAAGTGGGACACCTCTGCTGTACGTCCTGCGGGTGCTAGACTGAAGACTTTTGGTGGTCGTGCTAGTGGCCCTGCACCTCTGATTGACTTGTTTAATTTTGTTACCCGTATCTTCGCAGAAGCCCAAGGCCGTAAGTTGTCGTCTATCGAATGTCACGACATCATGTGTAAGATTGGTGAAGTCGTAGTCGTAGGGGGTGTTCGTCGTTCAGCTATGATTAGCTTGTCTAATTTATCCGATGATCGTATGCGTCATGCTAAGTCAGGAGACTGGTGGACAAACAATCCACAACGTGCATTAGCTAACAATTCTGTAAGCTATACTGAGAAACCAGATAGTTTGTCGTTTATGCGTGAGTGGATGGCACTTGTGGAATCAGGGTCAGGTGAACGTGGCATCTTTAACCGTCAAGCCTCTATCAAACAAGCATCTAAGAATGGACGACGTGATGCATCCTATGAATTTGGAACGAACCCTTGCAGCGAAATTATCCTCAGACCGTACCAGTTCTGCAACCTCACAGAAGTCGTTGTCCGTGCTACAGACAATATTGATGATCTGGAACGGAAAGTTCGATTGGCTACAATACTTGGAACTATACAGTCTACATACACCAAGTTCCCTTATCTGCGAAAGGTGTGGCAACGAAATACAGAAGAAGAACGATTGCTCGGTGTGTCTCTCACGGGGATAATGGATAACTCACTCTTGACCACAAAGAATGCGGGTCTGGATAAAACACTAGAAAGGTTAAAAGATGTTGCTGTTTCTACTAATAATGAATGGTCTGAGCGCCTCGGTATCCCTGTTGCTGCTGCTATCACTTGTGTCAAACCTAGTGGCACTGTCTCCCAACTTGTTGACTCTGCTAGTGGGATACACGCTCGTCACAGCCCTTATTACATTCGTACTGTCCGTGGCGACAATAAAGATCCGTTAACACAGTTCATGAAGGATCAGGGTATCCCTAGTGAACCAGATGTGTTTAAGCCAGATCAAACGACAGTGTTCTCGTTCCCAATTAAGGCACCAGACAAAGCTGTAGTTACATCTGACTTAAGTGCTATTGACCAGTTGGAGATGTGGCTGATGTATCAACGTCATTGGTGTGAGCATAAGCCATCCGTGACAATTAACGTCAAGGCTAACGAGTGGTTTGAGGTAGGTGCATTTGTGTATGAACATTTTGATGAAATGTCTGGTGTATCATTCCTGCCCTATAACGAACATACTTATCAACAGGCACCATATCAAGAGGTTGGTAAGTCAGAATACGAAGAGCTTCTATCGTTCATGCCAAAGTCTATTGATTGGTCTAAGCTGTCAGAGTATGAGAAAGAAGACAACACATCAGGTAGCCAAACACTTGCGTGTTCTGGGGACTCATGCGAAATCGTAGACCTAACGTAGGCTCTCAAAAGTCGCCCTGTGTAAAGGTTTGTCGTATTGATGACGATGGCTTTTGCATAGGGTGCAAGAGAACTCTTGAAGAGATACGAGATTGGATGATAATGTCTGATTATGAACAGGGTAAATTATTACACGAGTTGAAGTGGAGACAACATGTGGATAGTAATAACTAGGGATCAGTGCAACTTCTGTGACACTGCTAAGGCACTACTAAAAGGAAAGGGATACTCTTATACAGAATACAATGTACAATCACCAAGTAGTAAATGGTTACTTTCCTTACTAAAGCAAGCTGATATAAAGACGGTGCCACAAGTATTTAATCCAGAGGGTAAATATGTTGGTGGTTACACAGAGCTAAAGACCTTAATCTTGGATCAACAACCAAAAGAGTTCTAATGGAAGATTTCCCAGAGAAACCCACAAGAAGTAGACGTAAAACAAACTATAAGGGGGCTAATGCCAAGGCAACGTCTGGTTTAACCCCCAAGACGGACAAACAGAAAGAGCTACTAGATGCACTCAAGAGTTATCAGCAAGTCTTTATCCTTGGTCCTGCAGGGACAGGTAAAACCTACGTTACAGCAACCTATGCTGCAGACCTATACACCACCAAGGAAATAGACAAGATCGTCATCACAAGACCTCATGTGGCTGTCGGTAAAGAGTTAGGGTTTCTCAAGGGTGATCTAGAGGAAAAGACTAAACCTTGGGCATTACCTGTTATAGATGTATTGGAGAAACACCTTGGCAAGGGGGCAGTGGAAACAGGAATCAAGAATGGCAACATTGAAATGGCACCTCTGGCACTTATGCGTGGGCGTAGCTTCGATAATGCCTTCATAATTGTCGATGAAACACAGAACATCACAACGCATGAACTTAAGATGCTCTTGACCCGTGTAGGGGAAGGGACGACAATCGTACTCAATGGTGATATCCAACAGTCAGATCTAAAGGAAGCTGATGGTCTGTCTAAGGTAATTCACTTAGCAAAGAAACATATGTTGCCTGTACCAATCATTGAGTTTGGTGTAGATGACATTATCAGATCTGACATATGTGCTATGTGGGTCAAGATATTTATGAAAGAGGGACTATGACAGACAACGTAAATAACCCTGCACACTACGGACAAGGTTCTATTGAATGTATCGACTACATCAAAGATTTCCTTAATGACGACGAGTATACGGGGTATCTCCGTGGGAATATAGCAAAGTACCTACACCGATGGCGTTACAAGAATGGTGTAGAGGATCTCAAGAAGGCCCGATGGTATTTAGAAGCACTAATCCAACAACAATCACGAAAGTAGATACATGACCCTATATGAAGGAATAATACT